TCGCAAACGCGCCGACTAGTGGACCGCCCACCTCGGCTTTAACATTCTCAAAGTTAGCCGCCAAGATACGCTGCGCGTTAGCGAGACCGTCCGACGTATTCTCAAAGTCGCCCTGGACCTTATTGGATTGCTCAAGTAGAGCACCATACCGAGCCTGTTGTTTCTGGACCTCGGTTAGAGGCTCACCGGCGGCCGCAATACCGTTAGCGTAAGCAAACGACTCCACAGTCGCCGCCGAGAGGTCGATACCGAATTTACGTAACGGCTCAGTCTCACCGGCAAGACCAGACTGGAAAAGTCGCAAAGCCTCGTTTACGTCCAAGTTCATCACCGACGCAAAGTCGGCACCGCGAGTAGTGAGCTCGTCAATAAAACCGACAACGTCGCCGCCAGGACCGGCAATATTGGCGGCAAAGCCTGAGAATTGTGTAGCGATCGCGTTAAATTGGTTGCTCGACAACCCCAGCCGGTTAGCTGCCGTCTCACCGAGCGAAACAATCCCCTGTGTAGCGGCACCGTAAGAAACAGAGACCGCGTTTAGAGACTCGTTTAAATCAGACGACGCTTTTACAGAGTCTTTTAAAAAGCTAGTAATACCGGCAACGGCAAGCGCACCGCCAACAACCGCCAAACCTTTTAGGGCTGTGCCAAAACCGCTACTAAAGCCTTTACCGGCGTCGTCGCCAGCCTTTTTACCGACGTCGTTAACGCCGCCCATTTCTTTAGCTACTGCCTGCTGAAAACCTTTAGCAACGGGGATAAGTGTTACATAGGCGTAGGCTTGCTCTGCCACTTAAGGCCTCCGTTTCGTGCGCGTTGTAAAATTTCTCGACCGTCCACTCTCGGCGTACCTTTACGAGTACTACCTCTGGCGTCGGGCCAGGGTCGAGGATACGGTTTAGGTTTACGTTTCGAGTGAACCTGTGCAAGTAGATCGTAAGTAGCTGCGTGCGCCGCCCACTCAAACGAGACGGGGTGGTGCCAACCGTTGTAACTCACTTGGAGCCACGAGGACGGATCGCGTAACAAAACAGCTACAAGATAAACAACCTCGGACCACGGCACAGTCGTACCCAGGTCGCCAAGACCTAAGTGGAAACGCTGCCTAAAATCATAAATAAACGCGGCTTTGTGGTCCTCGAGTAGTACGAGGACCGCAACTATTCCCCCAGTGCTACGCCACCTGTCCACGATTTCATATGCTTAGTGAACTCAGACAAGGGCAACGAGTCCAACACTTTTAGATCGTCGGACGATAAAACGTTTTCGAGGATATACCAGGTTTGCTCGGTCTCGCTCTCGTGTCGCGCTTGGCGCAATACACCTACTGGCATTTCGTTAAACGCTGGTAGCTGGATTTTCTTGCCTTTATGTTCGATAACGTAACTCATAGCGGCTATACCTTTCGTAGATTTTATTGTAGCGGCGGTGGGGAGCGCCAGGGGTGACAAACACCCCCCACCATTTCTAAACCCTCTAGGCCGCCGCAAAGAACCTAGAGGGCGTGCCTGTTATGGCTCGACAGAGCCAAAAGCGCTAAACAGCTTGCTAGCGACAATCTTGGACGCGTCGGCGTAAGCGGTAATAGTGACCTCGTAGCCGATAGCCTCGCCAGACGCGAGCGTGCGCTCGCCCACTGCCGTAATTTCGCCCTGTGGGATATAAGTACGCTCAATGTTTGTACCGTCGATAACGTCAATAACAAACGACTTACGCCCACCTGAAGAGCGAGGGTCAATCGTAATAATTCCACCGGCGGTAGTAGTTCCACCGTAGTAGAGGTTTACAACGTCCTCGTTAGTTTCGATAAAGGTAAGCGAAACCGAATAAGTACCGTCTGAGATAATCTCGCGGACCAGGCTACCGTCCTGCCAGGACCTAATCTGTGTGGTGGACTTGTCCAAGCTCTCAGTAATTCCGTCGGCACTAACATAACCCAGGTCCTTAAACGCGACGTTAAGCGTGTCGTCACTGTAGTTAGGGCCAGACGTACCGGTAGGTGCCACATACACGGCACCCGTTACGGCTACTCTTACGTTGTCAGAGTCTAAAGCCATTTTCTTTACTCCATTTCTGTTAGAGGTTTGTGCCTCTATGGTCAACGGCAAAACGCATAAATCTACGCTCTGCCTTTAGGTCGGTCACGTCTTGTATAGAGCTCTCTGGGATAACGTCGACAATAGGGTTACCGTCGGGTAGATCGTCAAAAACTGCCATAACATTACGGGCCAAAGTTTCCGCGTTAGCGTATGAACTCGCGTACACGTTTACGCCTATGCTGTCGGTCATAATTGTTTTAGACCGTCGGCTGCCGCCGTCTCGGCGTAAAATCACTTGCGAGGCTGAGCTGTCAGCCAAGATACCTACGCGTGTAGTCGTGAAACCCTCGGCTACGAGCTTAGCCTTTACACGTGTAACGAGGTGGGCCATAATGTCGCTAAAAATAACTGCGTTAGCCATTAGCTACTAGCCTTTCTCGCGTTTCGCGGTTTATTAAATTTCTTTTTGTAACCGCGTTGTCCGCCAGCCAAGTCGAGAGCTCGCGAGAGAGCGCCTGTGTCGGCTTCGTCAAAGTCTGAACCGTAGGCGACTTTAGCTCGAGCGCGAACGCCTGAACGGGTAATCTGTAGCTCGCTACCTGGTAGAGCTGCCTGGACTCGACGCATACGGTTACCGAGCTCGACCGCAATAGCTGGGTCGCGCAATAGTTGGCCCATACCTGCCTTGTTTAGTAGCACGTAACCGCCACCGCCAGGAATTGCAGACCTACCCACGATCTAGTTGCCTTTGCACGTTTACAACCGTGCCAGGCGACCACGAACCGAGCCCGTCTCGCCAGTCAAAAGCCTCACCGTCAATTTCATACACTTTACCTCGAACGGTAAAAGTGTCGTCGTCTAGCACACTCAGACCAGACGGTAAATACAATGTAAGACCGTCCGTTACGACAATCTGGTCGGCGTCAAAATTAGTGCCAGACACTCGAGCGGAAACGATCGCGTTAACCGTCGACGTCGTTGTCGTAAATACCGGTTGGCCGTAACTATCGGTAGAGGTCGAATTTCGTCGGGTTTGGGTAATAGACTCCATAGTTACCGTTTCCAATGGTCGAGGCGGATCTAAAAGTTTTCTCGCGGTAGTAGTTAGCTACCTCAATGTCGCTAGGGCTCATAAGTACCTGGCGACCGACGGCCCAGTTGGCGTAAGACTGCGAGAACGGGCCTACACTCTGTTGTTGGATACCAGCGGCCGCGTCGTCGGGTATAAGCAACGTGCGCACGACCATACCGGCCACAACAGCGACCACGTCGTCGGGAATAGTGGCCGAGCCGTGCTCGTACTCCACAATTACTGGGCTATAAGTGCCGAGCTCGTAAATAGACTGGAAACCGTCGTACGTGTAGTCAATTTCTACGCCGTCAATGTCGGTAACCGATACGATCTCTATTACTGGCCGTTGCACGAGACGCACGACACCGTCGCGAGGGAAAAGTCTAACCGTAGACTCTGCGACCTCGAATTTTTGTACGGCCCGTTGCACGAACATAGCGGACGCGTCGGCGAGCCAAGCGTTAGCCTGTGTGGTCTCGCCTGCCGTAAGGGTACGACCTAAACGTGCTTGCACGTTGGCGATAGTTGCTAAAGCCATTTGTAGCCTCTCGTGTGAAACTTTGCGCGGCGTAGAGAGGGTGGCCCATAGGCCACCCTCTCATAAGGTCACCTAGTGACTAGGGAGCTGAGACGTAGCGAACTACAGCCTCTTCCTTAAGGACCTTGCCACCGTAAACATTAAGACCGCGAACAATGTCAGCGAACTTAGTCGGGTTACGCAGAGACTCGAGGCTCTGAATCTGGTTAGCAAACGCCACCATAGACTCGTGGTAACCGATAGCGGTGGGGCGAGCTGCGCCGCCAGGCTGGAGCAAAGCGGACTCAACGACGGTAAAGCCGAAAAGACGCGCAATAACACCGTTACGGAGCTCGTCGCCTGAACCGGCAACAGAAACGTCAGACAAGCCAGAGAGCAACAAGTCGGCGAGGTCTGGGTTTACCAAGAGGTAACGTCCAGACGCTGGCACCTTAGCTGAGCTCATAGCCTTACGAATAGCGCGAACCGCTGCCAAAGCCTCGGCACCAGTATCGACAACAACGTTACCAGGGTTACCCTGCGTGCTGTTGTTAAGCATAATGTCGATAAGGTAGTTTTCTGCGTCCTCGGCGAGAGCCTTACCGGCAGAGTCAACCCACGGGGCGAACTCGCTAGAGGCCTGAACGCGGTCGACGTCGTCAACGTTAACAGAGAACGCCTTTTCCTGGTCAATGTCCAGGGTAACCTCGGTGTCGTTAAGAGCCTCGGCGGTAATGGTACGAGTCGCGCTGTAGTCTGCGATCGTGGGGGTGGTCGCGTTAATCACGTGGATTTTGTTACCGGCGGTAATGTCGCCAGTAAACGCGTTGTCCAGGGTCGGAATAACGACCTGGTTGGCGAGGAAAGACTGGGTAACCCCTGCCGCCCACACCTCGGGAATAAAGTTGTCAATAGCCATTTAGCTATATCCTTTCTTGTTTAAGATTTCCCCATAAGTCCGTCGAGCCGGCCGTCTTTACGAGCCTGCAAGATTTCCGTAGGGGTCATACCGTTTAACTCGTCTCGCGAACGAATTTGCGCGAGAGTAGCCTTGTTGCCACGAGGACCCTGCCCTAAATCGGGTTTAGGTGCCTCGTAGTGTGTACTGTGAGCTTCCACCCACGTCGCAATAGCCTCGCTGTTAATGTCGCCGGTATCGGTGATAAAAGCCGTCCTATCGAACGAAAGAATAGCGTCGCCCTCTAGGGTCTTACCCTTTAGGGAGCTCTTCAGCTCTGCCTCTACCAATTTCTCGGCGAACTCCAAACGAACCGCTTTACGTGTATCGTCTTTAGTTTGCTCGATAAGTCGCTCGGTCTCCGAGAGCTGCGACCGACGTACCTCGTCAAGCTCTTTAGAGGCTTGCGTGTACGTCCTGCGTAGCTCTTTAAGCTCGGCGCGTTGCTTAGCTAAAGTTTTTACTAACGGGTGATCGTCTGGCAATTCCGTAAGGTTATCGCTGGCGTCTATTGTCTCAATATCCACGGGCGTATCGTTTACGGTATTTTCTTTTAGTGTTTCGTCTTGCGACATAGGGTTTACCTTTCCGTCTCGGAATAGATAGAGCTCGTCTCGAGCCATTAACCGACCAGGCTGGTCGGAAACTTAAATATCTTTAGGGCCTGTAAATTTCTGGTCGCGCCAGGTCAAAGTAGGCCCATACTCGCCGTGCTCGCGAGTTACTACAATTTCTGTAAAGTCCGCTAGGCGTTGACTATCCTCATATTGGACTAGTTTGCCGATTTGGGCGTCGCGTGCCTGGTAATCGGTTACACCTAATTGTTGTTGTAAAGCCTGGTGAATACTGTCGAGCGAGCCCTGGTCAATAACCTGTCCAGGGTCGAAGTCGCCATATATGGGCTCTTCCCCACAATCGCACCCAGGGTGAATAGGTTTAAGGTTGTCGCGCCGGTAACGCTGCGTCGACGCGATCGCGCAGAGTGCACAGTTTTCTGAGCCTGTGAGCACACGTCGGTAGCCGACAATATTGGCGTTACCCTGGCGTTGTTTTAAACCTGCCTGCCGACTTGCTAACTGTATGTCTGTCTCGGCAATAGAGGACGCTCTAGCTGCGCCACGCTCCACAGCGGTACGTAACAGTTGCTCACCGGCGAGCGCCGTATAAACCTCGACGAACGGCCGACGGTACACCTCTTGCGCACTAGGCCCGTTACGTAAGACCTGGTCGGTCAAGTCCGACGGTCTAGTCTGTGCCGGCGTAAAAGACTCGCCGTTAGCTTTCGCGACCTCTTGATAATAGGCCGCCTGCAAGTTGGCCGCCTGTTGCTTTAGTCCGTCAATCTGTGGACCAACGACATTTATATAACGCGCTATATCGTCGTCGCGCCACGATCCAAGCTGCCTAAAGACGTTACCGGCTAGAGTACCGGCACCACGGACTAGGCGAGTGTTTAGCCGGTTGTAGCCGTCGCGTATTTCTGCAAGCGTCGCCACACTAAGCCTCTGGTAAGCCGTCTAACCGTGTAACCTCGCTGTAGCGGACGCCAAAGACGGCGGCGGTAGGTGACCAGTCGCCACCGACGAGCTCCCAGCGTCGTACCTGTATGGCTGGGTTAGTAGGTGTGGCCGTTATGGCAAACTCGCTACCCTCAATACCTAAAACGCCACCGGTCATAATATGCTCGACTTGTCCGACACCCTGAGCGAACTCGACAACGTCACCGTTAGCGACGTCGCGGAAAACGTCCACGACTTGCTCAGCGCCAGGCTGTGCCGGTGCCTGTGTAGGCGCTCCGAGTAGTGCCTCGGTAAGCAAAGTCTCGCCGGCGCGTTGTACCTCCATTTCGTCAATTTCCGCTGGGGAGAATTGACCAATAAGAGCCATACGCGACCTAAACGGTATGTCTTGGAATTTAGAGTTAGCGTCGGCACGCTCAGCCATAGAGTAACGCTCGGCCGGCTTCCACAGTGGCTCGAGGTCCAACAAGCTTGCACGCTCTTCGTCGCCCACCCATTTAAAGAGCAACGACATTACGCGAGACCAGCCAGGGCTAACCCGTGCTATACGGTCCTCGGTCTTAAAGACCAGGCCCTCACGTGCGAGCTGAGCGCCCTCTGCCGAGCCGTTAGCGCCCTCTGGCGTAAAATAATGCATAGGCGTCCGAGTAACAGCCGCGAAGTCCTGAATATCAGCGCGAACCGCGTTTAAAATACCCATAATCTCGGCCTGACCGAGCTCGCTAACGTCGGCACCCTCTGGGATAACCCACAAAGAGCCAGCGGACGACTCAAAAATACCGTTATAGTCAATTTCGTTGCCGTCGGCGTCGTGCGTCGGAAAATCGCCCTTAAGTACGCGCTGCCTAAACGCTTGCGTCGTCGCAATAACGAGACGCTGCAAAATCATATGGTTTACACGGTCGATAATGTCCAGGTAAGGCTCGTACTCGCCCTTTTCGTCCGCGTTAGCGAACCTCACCACCGGCGTCTCTCCCAGTGGGTTAGGCATTTCCTCGAGCAACTGGTAACCCTCGGCGTCGAATATGTTTAGATCGCCAGGCTTTACAAAAATTTCGATTACGTCCGCGTGGTAACAGTAGAGGTAATGTTGCCCGTCCTCGTTAAAAACCTTTATCGCCTGGATAACCTTAAACGGGTCTGTAGGCGACGTGTAGCCGTAAACCTGTCGAGGGTCCTCTACGGTCACTACCGGATATTGCGAGCCCTCTGGGTACCCTACAAGCGCGTACGCGGTACCGAAACGCAGTAGGTACGAGTGCAAGTCGGACGCGCCGTAATCTAGGTTGCTTGCTTTCCACAAACGACGGGCCTCACGGTCCCCGTTGTCGTCGTCCTCGGCACCAGTCCTGAAACCGCCGATAACCATACGCTCGCGAACCGCTGCGACCGATAATTGTGCCAGGTTTAGGCGTGCCTTACGCTGGAAACGCCTATAGGCGCGACTTTGACCGTCTGCGCTCTCAGGTAGAGGCGCGTCGCCGTCGTAATAACGCTCGAGTAGGTTGTAGTGCGCTTGCTTACGCGCCAAAGACTTTAATAGGCCCTGTTGGGTCTTAGTGAGCTGTGTAGCCATATAAAAGTGTCCTAACGTATACGGCGCGGTATAAAAGTAGATCGTGTGGCCTCACCTTTAGAGAGGGCTATGAGCCGTGCCTGGTAAGCCAACAAGCCACTTATAGCCGCGTCGATTTTGTCCCGACTCTCGGGGTGTGATTTTGCAATAGTGATACCTGAACGCCCGATACGGCGTCGAGCGTTTAAAACGTGTCGTGTGAGGGCGAGCGAGCCGTCGTGTGTTAGCTCTTTGTCCATTACAGCGGTACTAAATTGCTCGACAGCTCTCACAACAAGATAAGACCTGTTACCGGTAAGCCACCACGCGATCGGGTTAGACTGGCTCGCCCTAGCCTTAAGTTTCTTACCGTAGGCGGCTTCCCACTTAGCTATATAGCTCTCCCAGCGAGCTGGGTCGGCAAACATACCTACGACGTTGTAGGTCTCAAAAGCCTTTTCGACCTCGTAGTCGACCTCGTCGACCGGCACAGCCCAGTCGTCACCGGCCGGCCCGTTAGGTTGCTCCCACACTTTAATCTCGAATAGGTGACCGTCGGATACGCGACAACCGACAAGAGCGGTAGCGTCCGTGACACCTCGAGCGCGTTTACGTGAACCGTCAAAGCCTAGAGTCACCTCTTCCCCAGGCTTTACAGCTTTATCGGCGTAACAACTATTCCACTCTGGCGCGGTTATCCAAGCGTCTCGTGCGCTAGTCGGCTGATTAAAGTAGTAGCGTCTCGAGTCCGACGGGTCGTTACGAGGATCGTAAATTTCCGACACAATCCGGTCGACGTCCATAATCTGCGCAAACGGCCCATAAGCCTCTGCAATACCGGCGCGTACCTGGTCCTCGTCTATAAGGTCTATGTCCGCGTCGGCCTCGCGGTGGTCAAAGAGTAGACGCTGCCGTTTAGTCTTACCCTCGTTAATCATTTTGGCGAGCTCGTGTGTTTCCTCGGCCACCGATTTCTCGCCAGGCAAGTACATAGTGGACGTTTCGAGCGACCACGGCTCAGCGATCTTACGTTTCGCGAGGTTACGGCGCACCGTCTGGTACATACGCTTTAGCTCTGGCCGGTTATAGAGGTGCGTCTCGTCAAAGACCACCATAGTTTCTTTACCGCCGTCTTTAGAGCTGTTGCTCGCAGTCGACGGGATAATCTCCCCACCGCCAGGCAAAAAAATACGGGTAAGACCAGCCGCGTCACGAGGCAACCCCTCGCCCAGTGGGCCCTCGGTTAAGTTGTAATGCACGTTGTCGTACGTGTTACCGGCCTGGCCCTCTTCAGTCGCCAAACAACGTATAACGGGTGCCACAACGTTACGACCGACCGGCTCGCCCTCGGCGAACTCATAAACGGTGCTGTCGAACTCGTAAGCCTCGCCAGCCTTAGCCCAGTGGCTAAACCGTGCCGGCCCCATAGCCTCAAACAACACAATAAAACCGGCGAGCTCCGACTTAGCGCGGCCCTTAGCACGCGACAAAAACGCCGAGTCGTAAAGCCTCTTACCGTTGTCGTCCAAAGCGTAACAGTCCACAACAAACGCAGTAAACTCGTCGTCGAGTTGCACTAGTTGGCCTTGCACGTCGCCTGGACCGTGTACACAAAAATTTTCTATCCACCAAACCGCAAGCCACCCCAGCGAGCGAGTGCGATCGTGTTGGTCTGCGCGAACTAGCTCACGCATTTATGAGCCGTGACCTACGCTCGTCGAGATCGTCGACGGGCGCAAGAATAACCGACTCAGTCTCGAGCTCTGCATAACGTATGCGCAAGTCTCTACGAGCGTCCAACGTCGTACCTAGTATTTTCTCGCGCTGCCTAAGCTCTGACATAGCAGAAACAACACCCGTAACCGCTTGCGCGTGAATAAGCGCAGTGTCAAGACAAAACGCCCAGTCAGACGGCGACCATAAAGCGCAGTGAGGCATAGTCGAAACAGACGCCCACCACGTCACCGTTTGCTCTGGAATAGGGTACACAGAGACGTCGCCGGCCTTGTTCATAATTTCGCGCACCTCTGGTAGTGCCGGCTTAGCACCGGCATAAGGCACGTTAGGCACCTCGGTCCAGTCCACCGTAGGCTTGTGCCTAGTGACTGTCGGGCGCTCACTGGGTTTACGTCCAGCCATAACCATAGTGTTACCTCGTCTCGAGCATAACGGCGTCTCTCACGCCAATTTAGAAACCGCAAACTCGAAGTAAAGTACGCCGAGCTTGCCTGCGCGGTACGGATCGCCCGTAACCGTAATAAACCTGCCAGCCGGATACGCCTCAACTTTGAGACCGCCCAGCTTAAACCGTCTGCCCTTATCTAGAGGACTGTAACCCCACACGTGTAGGCCACGCCCAGACGGCGAAAATTCTGTATACGACGGGCCCAATAACTCTAAAAACGCTTGCGCTTCGTCGTCGACAACCCCGTCGGTAACACAGTCGTCCAAGTCAATACACACAATACCGTCGCCATTAAGCACGAAACCGTAACCGTCGCCGGCCTCACAGTCGCGCACCTCGCTGTAAGAAACCCACGCCTGCGTATCGTGAACCGATATAGTCCAGCCGCCAATAGCGATAGGTCGTTTCTCGCGGTGTCGCACCCAGCGGCGCAACGATCGCAACTCGTCGGGGATAGGGTCGAGTTTCGCCTGCAACTCTGCAAGTAACCCAGGCGACCGTTTCAGCTCTCTATGAGCTCGCACCCTACAGTTAGTGCCACAGTAGGACGGCTTACGCCCACGCTTAGGCTCGATTAGGTCAACACCACACACTACGCAATTAGTCATAGCACGACATTACCACGTGTAACGATAAACGGCAAAGACCTATTTAGCGCCAGTCTCAGCGGTCGAACTGTATAAAAGCCTCGGTACTTGTACCTATCCTTGTA